GTTGTATTTGCCAAACCGTTGGATTGGTTCTATCCAAGCGACACTATCGCACAAGTTGGCGATGCAGTTACCACAAATTGATTTGAATCGAGTTCAATACCTCGAGACCATTGCAACTAAATTAGAGTACGACGCGGCACAAGAAGAGCGTGATAAGTCACCGATCTACTATCAACCTAACATAAGTTACTACACACGATGAGCGGCGCATATGTAATGACCTACGACAATCTAGTCGAAGACGTTCAGCGTTACATGGAACGTGATGATGCTGGTTTTGTCGCACAGATCCCCAACCTAATTGGTTTGGCTGAAGCCGCTATTGCTGCTGAATTAAAAACATTGTTGCAGTTAACCGTGGTGGAAACCACCTTGGCAACCAATCAAGATGTGCTGGCTAAACCAGCACGCTGGCGTAAAACAGTGTCTATGAAGGTTAACGGCACTCCTATGTTGTTGCGTTCGCAAGACTACATTGCACAATATCAATCGCAATCCAGTAATGGACAACCAAAGTACTACGGCGAGTATGACTACAACAACTGGAACTTTGCTCCAAAGCCAGACGATGATTATCCCGTAGAAATTATTTACTACAGTTTAATACAGCCGTTAGACACATCAAACCAAACTAACTTGTTCACGCGCGAGTGCCCACAAGCCATGTTATTTGGCACGCTATTACAAGCACAAGGCTATTTAAAAGCCTTAGACAAAATCCCTGTGTGGAAACAATATTATACCGAGTCACTGGCAGCGCTTAAAAAAGAAGACAGCTCCCGTCGGATTGACAGAAATACCACGGTTCAGGAACCCTAAACTATGCCAATTTATACATCACCATTTACTGGAACAGTTGTTCAGCCAACGGACGTATCGTACTACGAACTTAACTTTAGTGCGAACGTACAGCTTTACTGGCCAGCGGTTGTTAACCCACAACAAGTCCCAGCTGCTCGTATTATCGACTGCACGCCGTCTACTTCTAACTTGGTTATTTCATTACCAGAGGCAAACCAAGGAACCACCGGTGCCGACATTTTAATTCGTAACTTTGGTGGCGTAGCATTTACTGTACAAGACTTTGCTGGTACAGGATCTGTGTCAATCCCCGCAGGAGTGTCTAAATATTTTTATCTATCGGATAACTCTACTTCTGCTGGTGTCTGGCAAAATGTAACCTTTGGCGCTGGTACATCGTCGGCAGACGCAGCCTCGTTAGCTGGAAACGGTTTAGTTGCCCTATCTGGCAAACTAAACACCACACAAAACGTTGTAGAGGTATCGTCAACACCATCAATTACAGACGCAAGCCGTGCCGCTACATTTGTCTGGACGGGTGGTAATGGCACATTTACACTACCAACGGCAGCTAGTTTAACTACTGGTTGGTATATTGCGTTTAGAAATAACGGAACTGGTGCGATTACAATCACGCCACAAGGCACCTCAACAATTGACAGTTTAGCAAATATAACTGTTAACCCCGCAGAGTCTGGCTTTATTGTCTTCCAAGAATCTTCTGGTAACTTCTTTACCGTTGGTTTATCGGTACCATCAAACGTAACCTTTACATCGGCCACATACGATGTGGATTCAATTGTTGGTAACACATTTAGTTTAGTATCGTACGCACCAATTATCCAGACTTATGTTGCGTTGGCTGGCACTCGTGCGGTTGACTTGGATGTCACCCTACCAGCGACAACTCAGTTGTATGTGTTGGTAAACAACACCGGACAAGCAGGATACAATGTAACGTTCCAAATCTCTGGTAGCTTACAGACACCTATTGCATTAAGTAACGGCGGCGTTGTACTGGCGTTAAGTGATGGTAACCAGTTGTATATTATTAGCCAGACAACCGTGGGTGTTTATTATGCCGACAACGGTTCTGCCGCGGCACCATCGTTCTCCTTTACAAATGACACTAACACGGGCATGTATTTAGTTGGTACTAACGTGCTTGGATTATCGGCAAACTCTACGCTCATGTTGGAGATTGATAACACCAACACGCTAAGTCCACAAGTATCTACACCAGCAACATTTAACGCAGGGTTAATAGGTGGCGGGACGTTCTAATGGCGGAACAAAGTGCAACACAGCAGCAGTATAATTTAGTTTATACGCTTGGTGTAAAGCCCGGCATTAAACGAGACGGTACTGTATTTGAATCACAAGAGTTTAGTGATGGAGAGTGGTGCCGTTTCCAGCGTGGTGTGCCTAGAAAAATGGGTGGCTACCGTGAGTTGTTTGCCACATTTACGGGCATCCCTCGTGGCATGATCTCCAACTCGTTTAACGGTGTTAACTATGTATTCGTTGGCAACCAGTATGGTTTAGAAGTATTTACAACAGGCACTACATTTGGCGTTGGTAGTGGTCCGCTTGTTGCAAATATTTTACCCGGCTACTCGCCATTTACATTAGTATCGAATACAGTTAGTCAATTTGTTGTGGCAACGGATGTCACCGCAGCGTTCCCCGCTGGTATGGAAGTTATATTTGACGACGACATTACCACGGCAACTACAGTTATTAGCTCGTCGTATTCGTCACCAAATACTACGGTAATTGTAACAACATCAAGTATTGTGGGCACACCAACGACGGTGTCGTTGTATGATGTAACGTTTACACCAGATCCAAATCTGCTATGGCAGTTTGACTTACAGTATTCGCCTGCGGGCGGATCGTTACAAGTGTTGGCGCATCCGGGTCAAAACTTAGCAAACATTGACAACGCCATACAGACCCAAGTATTAACGGGCGGGTTGTTACCCGACTCGTTAAACGAGTGGAACTTTCAAGGATTGGCAGACACTGGCGGGGCAAACCCAACCTATCGTCCAATTGTAGTAGACGGCGGTGTGTGCGTGTTGTACCCCTTTACATTTGTGTATGGATCGGATGGCTTTATTGCCAACAACAACGTCGATACTAACACAACGCTAACATTATACAACCAGCAAACAATTACTGATTGGAATGGCCCAATAGCTAACCAAGTCAACATGGCTTCGTCTAAGATTGTTAAGGGCATACCCGTGCGTGGTGGTACTAACTCACCATCTGGATTGTTCTGGGCAACCGATAGTTTGATCCGTGTTTCGTTTACTGGCACGACTCCGTTGTACTGGCGTTACGATATTATTTCTAGCCAGATCTCTACCATATCATCTTCGTGCTTTGTTGAGATGGATGGTATTTTTTACTGGATGGGTGTTGACCGTTTCTACCAATACAATGGTACGGTTTCTGTACTGCCAAATGATAAGAATGTAAATTGGCTATATGATAATCTCAACTTCGTACAGCGCCAAAAGGTATGGGCTACTAAAGTACCTCGGTATAATGAGATCTGGTTCTTTTATCCCCGTGGTGATGCCACGGAATGTACTGATGCAATCGTATACAATGTTAAGGACAAAATTTGGTACGATGCTGGTAGCGCACCGGGGTCACGCAGATCGTGTGGGTATACCACCGAGGTATTCCCAACACCAATCTGGGCTGGATGGGAAGACATTAATACATTTAGCGTACCGTTTGAAGTGATTGACGAGCCACCTAGCGAGTCGCCACCTAATAATAACCAAGTGTATATTAATGGTGATGTAACAGCCACCTTTGGTGCTGGCGATTATATCTCTCTGACAAACACAGGAAGCCCTGTGGTTTACCAAATTGTTACTAGCGTGTTTATGTTTACATCTGCCATAACGGCGACTAACCCAGAGGGTGTGACTTTAATCACAGTATCTGAGAACTTTGATCCTGTTCAAGTGGCTGGCGATTATATCTATTACATTGAGGGTGGTTACCCACTCTGGCAACATGAGTTTGGTACCAACGCAATTACATTTAACCAAGAGTTTGCCATTACCTCTAGCATCACAACTTGTGATATCAGTTGGGTTGGTGGCACACCCGCACAAGACTCTGCTAGTGGCGTTAATCGTCGCATGCATTTACGCAGAGTAGAGCCAGACTTTGTTCAATCTGGTACAATGGGGATGACAGTTTTAGGTCGTAAATTTGCCCGTGGTACTACAGAGAACTCTGGCCCGTTTTATTTTGATCCAGATACAGGCAAAATTGATTTGCGTGTTGAGTATCGAGAAATGCGATTGAAGTTTGAATCGAATATATTAGATGGTAATTTTGAAATGGGGCGTTTGTTGTTAACAGTTGAATACGGAGATGAACGTCCATGAGTATTCAAACATACTTCCCGATCAACCCAGAGTATATGTCATGGGAAGATTGGAACGGTAATTTTCTTCACTACTTTGGTGAAGAGCCAATTATGTATGACACTGAGGATAACTGGAAACTAGTTGCTAAAAACATTAGTCAGTTAACCACATTTGAGAGTTACCCTGTGCCAGATCCAGAGGCTTTTGATACATGGCAAGAATGGGCATCTGCATTGAGTTTTATTTTAAACGGTCCAACACAATAAAATGACACCGACAGAGATTATTAAAGCTGACGCCATTGAGCGCAACATTGATCCTAGTAAACTTCTTGTTTCTTTGAGAAAACATCTCGAAGCACAAG